AATAATTCCGCATTGTCAAGTCCCGAAGTGCTGGCGCAGCACGCCGAGGGTTCCGATCAGGGTTCCCTTGGCGACTTCGTGGCGCAGCGGGCGGCCTTGCCAGCCTTCGCGTTGCGCCCATTGGGCGAGGCTCAGCTCGACGCCGAGCACGAACCAGGCGCAGGAACCGCAGGGCGAGGCGGCGCCGCCGAGGACGTGCAGGGCGGCGTCGAGGCGGCGCCTGGCGCGCTCGATGCCGCTGGCACCCAGGCTCGAGCCGTTGGCGCGCAGGAGGTCGGCGGCGCGCAGCGGGTCTAGGTTGGCGGCTCGGAACAGCCGCGCGAACTCATCGCCTGCGGCGCGTTCCGGGGCGCCGATGTCACCGCGGCGCTGCATGCGCTCGAGCGGGGTTTCGGTGAGCCAGGGATGCCCGATGCCGCCGTGCGCATCCGGCACGGTCGCGACGGCGCGGGTGATGCGGTCGTGCCGCCGGCGTTCGGCGGAGGGGTCGGCGATCATTCGGCGGCCTCGGCGAGAAATTGCGCCGGCACGAAGCAGCCGGGTTCGCCGGGGCGAGGTCCGAAGGCCGGCAGCCACCAGCCCTCGCGGTGCCATTGGCGCATGCGGGCGGCCCACGGGGTTTCTGCCACGGCTTCGGCGGCGGAACCGAGGCCACGGGTGCCGCTCGCGTAGCGCTGCGGTTCTCGGGCCACCCATGCCCGCAAGCTCCACTCGATCCAGCGGCGGCGCTCCACGGGGCCTTCGGCTCGGGCGGCGAACTTGGCCCATTCGAGCGGCAGGTTGACGGGTTCGAGCCCAGCTTCGTCTCGGGCGGCTTCGGCCTCCGCCAGCCAGCCTTCGGGTGCCTCGCTTTGCCGTGGCGGCGGCTCCACTTCGCTTTCCTGAACTTTTTTTAAACTTTTGGGAGAGGGCCTCGTCGCGGTGTCGGGCTCGGCCTCGCGCGGCAACAAGCTCGTTCTATCCACAAGGCTCTCCCTCTCCTTTTCCTTATCCCTTTCCCTTTCCCTTTCCCTCTCCGTGGGAAAGGGCTTCCGAAGCGGTTCCGAAGCGCTGGGGAAGTCCTTCCGAAGTTGGCTTTCAACCGACTGTTTTTGCTCTGCCTTTTTTCGGCCATTTTTAGGCACGATCTCCAACGCACCCGGTTCGAGGCCGACATACGGAAACAGGTTTGCGGGCAACGGAAAGCGTCTCGTCGGCATTTTGGGCGATTGAAAGCGGCGGAAATTTCGCACCGCACCATAGGCATGTCCGCCGGCCTCGAAACGGCGCAGAAAGTTGCCGGCGCATAGCTCGTCGAGCAGCGGTTCGACCGGGTTGGTCGAGGCTGGGCGCAACTGCATCCGCAGTTCCAGCGGTTCCCAGCGGAACACACCGGCATCGTCGGCGACGGTCAGCAACAGGACATAGAAAATCTGGGCGGCATCAGAGAGCACAACGAACCGTGCGTCTGTCGCCAAACCTGGATGCACCGAACGGATCCGAGCCATTGCTTCAATCCTCCCATCGGTCGCGGTGCAACATCACCCAGGCGGCGAGCTGCTGGCGCACCCTGTACCAGTGCGCCGGCTGCTCGTTGTGCAGCGTCAGCTCGACGTCGGCCGGGCCGATGCCGTCGGCCACCCACACGGCGATCTGCTGGTCGGCGATCCGCAGCGCCATATCCCATGTCATGATCGACCCGCCGACATCATCGGAGATTCACGCCAATGCGTCCGACACCTTGGCTGCTTGCCGAACCGCATCGGCTGCAAGTCCCCGGCTACGAAAGCGCCTATGGCGACAACTACGGTATGTTCCTGATCCCGCACGCTCGCACTGGGGTAAAGCTGCGGGTCATGGCGCAATCCGGCAGCAATTCCGGCGCTGATTTGGGACACGCCTATGCTTGGGATCACGTCAGCGTGTCGCTGCCGAACCGCACCCCAAACTGGGCCGAGATGGCGTTCGTTAAATCGATTTTCTGGGATGACCATGAGACGGTCATGCAACTTCACGTCCCGGTCGCCGAGCACCGCAACCTGCACCCCAACTGCCTGCATCTGTGGCGGCCGCTGAACGAGCGCATTCCGCAGCCGCCGCCGGATATGGTTGCGTGAGTGTCTCACAGCCGCAGCCCCGATGACGCATCGGCCTCGGCGGCGAGGCGGTCGTACTCCGGCCGGAACGCCTGCAGGAGATCTTTGTCACCGCGGCGCAGGGTTTTCCACCAGGCCTCGAATGCCTTCGCGCCGTCCTTTGTGGCAGCGCGGGCCTGGTAGTCGAGTTCGGCGAAAACGTCGCCTGTCGCATAGGGTTGGCCGGCGTCGGAAGGGGGTACAACCGGCGCCGGCCCAGTCGCGGGTTGAGCTATGGGGATCTCATCCTGCGGCTGTTCTGGTGGTGATAGTGGAGCCAGCCCGAACGGGTCGTCAGCGGTTCTGGCAGCGGCTTGGAACTCGACCAGATGGGCTCGGATGCTGTCGCGCTCGGCGGCTGACAGATCGGCCCAGAACCTGCGGAACTGCGCCGTGCCGCGCTCGGCCACATCGCGCGCCTCAGCGAGGATGTCGCGCTCGGGAATGGGCTCTGCGTCACCCGTGACAGCAGCGAACTGGTCGAGGTCGGCGGTGGTGTCGGAAGGTGCATCGATGCGCTCGCGTGCCGGTATGTCATCGACTTCCGTTTCATCGAGGAACCCGAGGCCGGCGATCGACAATGTAACGCGGCGTTTTGCCTTGGTGATGCATTTCAGTGTCGCGTTGGCACGCGCTTCGCCACGCAGCCCGGCGATGCTGACGACACCGAAGTCTTCGTCGCTGCGGCCGGTTTTATCCCGCGCGCGGACATGCACGGTGAGCATGTCGCCATCGGCCTTCTGGCTGACGACCTCGACCGATATACCGTTGATCTTGCGAAGCTGATCGGCGGCGTCGCGGCGGGCATAGAGCACCGTCTTACCGTTCAGTGTGAGGTATTCAAGCGGGCGGGTGAGCGGGTTCAGACCGACGCTATCGCATGTTGCCTTATAAAACTGCACGCGCTCTTGGGGCGTCAGCTTCGACAGGTCACCTTTGGTGATGACGGATTCCATAATGTCGCCACCGTGCAACGGTGCAACGTCAGTCTGTGGCATCGCTACTCTCCCAAATGCTGCCATCGCGTCCCGGCGCGAATGAAGTTGATGCCAGATCTGGACATGCCGTAGCGTGCGGTGAGTATCCTCGTCGGCTCGGTGCTGCGACGTATTTCCAAGACCTGCGCGTCAGTCAATTTGCGAGCTTGACGCGGATGATCCTTGCCCCGTAACACGGGCGGCTTGACGCCGCGGCCTTTCCGGTCGCGGTCTCTATTGTTGTCGGCTTGTGTTCCTAGGAACAGATGTCGCGGGTTTACGCAGCGACCGTTGTCGCATTTATGAAGGACGTGCTTCCCATCGGGAATGGCACCGTAATGGATCAGCCATGACGCGCGGTGTGAGTACAATCGCTCCGCGCCCCTGCTTCCCCCGAGGCTGATTTGACCGTATGGAGCGCACCGCCTGGTCCATTCCCAGCACTCGTTGGCGCCAGCGCGTTGCACGTATTGCCAGAAGCGCTCCTCAAGCGGTCGGAAGTGGCTTTTCCGCCAATGCGGTAGGGGCTTCCACTTACGCCACTCCAGCGGCGGCAGTGTCACCACGTCATTCTGCGGCATCGGATAGCTCCATGAATGCGGTCACGAATTCGGCCGCGGCTTGCGGGACGATGGCGTTGCCGTAGGCGCGCACGAAAGCCATGCGTCCCCGTACCCCATCAGCCATGACAGGAATGCTGGATTGATCCGGCCAGGGACGTATTTCCCGCGACCGATCGCGGCGCGGCGGACGTTGCTTCCGCCAGTCAGGCTTCCACCACTCGCCCTTGGCGTCGGCCAAAAACCAAATTCTCTCACGGAGATGCTTTGGTCCAACAGCACAAGCCGGAATAATCGCCGACCCGAAGGCGTAAGCCTGCGTCTCCAGGTCATTCGCCACGGAGTCGAGCCATCCCCACCCAATTGCCTCCGGAGTCTGTTCTCCAAATATGATTGGAGGTTTTCGCTCTCTAATGAGCCGAAACCAGGCCGGCCAGAGATGACGATCATCTTCAAACGCTTGTCGCTTTCCGGCTTCGCTGAAGGGTTGGCAGGGACAAGAGCCTGTCCAAACAGGTCGATCGTCGGGCCAGCCGGCGAGGCGGAGCGCGTAGGACCAGCCGCCGATGCCGGCGAAGAAATGACACTGGCGGTAGCCGGCGAGATCGGCGGCGCGCACGTCGAGGATGCTGCGCTCGTCCACATCGCCGGCAGGAACAAGTCCCCCTGCGATGAGGGCGCGGAGCCACCGTGCGGCATAAGGGTCTATCTCGTTGTAATAGGCATGGCTCACGCCGCGGGCTCCTCATCGAGAAGCGCCGCGTCATCGACGGCGCGCACCCTGAGAGTGCGGATGTCCTTGGCGGGGATCAGCACCTCGCGGCGGTGTTGCGTGGCGAAGGAAATGTTGTAGCCGGGGAGCCACCCGCGCGACGCGCGACCCATGCGGTTTTTGATTTCGTAGTCGAGTTCTTTCAGCCGCTTTTCCGCCTCGCTGGTGGTGGCTTTCAGCGATTGCCGCTCATCGAGGATGGCGGGCAGCGCGTTATCCCGAGAGAGGTCGATAGTGCTGCCGTCGTCCAGCATCTCGGCAAGGTCCGCGGCGTCAGCGGCGCCCGCCAGACGGCCTGAATCGAAGTCGGCCCACCACTCGGCCGCGGCGGAAAGGATGCGCTCCTCGGCCGCCGCATGGCGCCGCACGGCGGTGTAGAACACCGGCAGGCTGGGCGAGGTGACCATCGTGGCGATGTAGCCCCACGAGCAGTTGCAGCACATCATCTGCACCAGGCACTGGAGCACATAGGCGAGCGGCACTTGCGCCCGCCATCGCTCCCAAGCCGGCGGCGCCGCGGTTTTTATTTCGAGGATGCCGCGGCCCGGTTCAGCCGGGTCGGTCGAGTGAATGAAATAATCGGGTGTGGCGCCGAGCCGGTGAGCCGGCAGGCGGTGATAGCTATGGGCTTCGGTCAGGGTCCAATGCGGGCGCTCTTCGCTGACGGCGACAGCGACGCCGGGCTGCATGATACGGCCGCGGCGCATCGCGGGGTTATCCGGCGGGAGGCTGGTGCCGGCGTCGCTGTCGCCGCGCATCCGGTCGGCGAGTTGCTGCCGGGAGATATACGGGTGGCAGTCAAACAGGGCGCCGATCGGCGATGCGGTGAGATCGGATTTCCGCCATTGCAGCCACTCAGCCCGACTGGTGATTTCGTACGTTTCGCGCGCCGGCTCGCTCATGGCGCCGCCTCTTGGCGGGCGGCGGCCATGGCATTAGCGAACCATGAGATCATCCATCCTTCGTCAATATCGTGCCCCTGATCGCGCGCTCGCTTGCAGAACTCTGCCGCCCACTTCGCGGCATCGGTGCCCATGTAGGCGAGCAACTCCGGCTCGCTCATGGCGTGCGCTTTCGCCGGCAGCATCACCCAGGGGTAGCCTTCCTCCTCGTCGTAGTCGCCCCACGGCCCGGTGCGGGCGGCCTCGCGCAGTCGGCGGGCGAGCACGGCGTCGATAGCCCAGGTGGCGATATGGGCCAGCAGGTAGCGCATGTCTTTGTGCTCGGCCCAGGTGAGCTTTGCCTCGGCGACGCTGTGCGCGGCGATGATTTCGGCATAGATCGCCTCGGCGAGGTCGCGGTCGTACTGGCTCATGGCACCTCGTCCAGCGGCAGCATCGCCTCGCGATCGGCGCGCAGCCGACGGCGGCGGATACGGTTGGCCTGCTCGCGCTCGATAACCAGCGCGTCGGCGGCGAGGTCGGCGAGCAGCTCGGTGAGCGCTTTCTCGCGAAGGGAATCTGGATGTACGAGGCGGCGACTCAGTGACAGCCGGCCGACATCGGCGAGCGCGGCGCGGTAGCCATCGACCCACGCGCTCATGCCGCCACCACAAGCGGCAGTTCGCCGGGCCGGATTTGTCTACACTTTTTTGTAGACGAAATGACGGGCTGCACGGTCACCACGAGCTTCGGCTGGACGCCGTAGATTTTGCGCATCCGGCAATCGACAATCAGCGCGTCGTCGCGGTAGACGACGCCGCTGAAGGCGTCGGCGGCCAACTTGTAGAGGTTGTCGATGTCGGGCCGCTTGCCCGGCCGGATCTCGCCGAGGGCGGCGAGGTTGCGGCGCTTGCGAGACCATGATGCCGGCACGCTGAACTCGGCGAGCAGTTCGAGCGACAGCGGTTCATCGAAGATGGCGGCGCCGGCTTCCTGCATCGCCTGGCCGGCGGCGAGCTTGAGCAGCGCGGCGGCGTTACGCTGTTGCGCCGGCACGAAGTGCGCGCCGCTGTGCCGGGCGATCCGCATGCGGGCGAAGGGCACAGGCTCGCCGAGCAGGACCACGGTCACCGGCTCGCGCGCCGTCATCGCCGGCTCCGGGGGAGGCCAACCCGGCAATCACCGGGTTGACCATCCTCGCTTAGCGCCACACCTTGATTCTGACGCGCAGAATCACGATGATGCGTAGCGAGGGTTTGCATACTCCCTGCCTTTCTGCCTTGCTGGGTATGAGGGATGGGTTCGCATCCTCCTCCGAAGCGCCGGGCCTCCAACGCCCGGCGTTTCATTTTGCCAGCCTCAATCCACCGGCCGATAGAGTTCAAAACGGGCAGCAGTACGAATAGAGCTACAAACGACGGAAGCCAATGGGCACGAGGCGCCCGAGGGTCTGACATTTCCCCCTGGAGCACCCACCAGCGGTAGCGGAGACCGTGTGAGTTAGTAGGATGCGTCTGGGTCACGGGCCAGCATCTTCGGCGTGCTGCGTGATTTGGAGCGCTTGCTCCATAGCCATTTGTAGATGATCCGCTGACTTGGCTATGCCGACTGACGTATTCCTGCGCGCCGCGATTTTTCGCTCGGTAACATCTCGTTTCCAGTGAACAAAACCGAACCCCGCGGTTTCATTGCCGTTGCCCTTCCGCAAGAACTCCTTGACACGCGCCAATGTGGGCAGCGCGTCGAATTTGGAATTGCAGCCCTCGCGGAATGTCGCACAACTGATGTTCATCACGTCACATTGGAAATGCGCTTGTAGCTCGTCCCGCATTGCCTGCCACTGAATATCCTTGCGATACCTGAGTTTGCCTGCCCGCACCAACGCTTCTTCAAAAATGACGAAGTTATTTTCGCGGAGCAGGGCTTGGGCCACATCAAAGATGTCATTGTGGATGTTCAGCATCATCTCGGCGGCTGCCGATGGTATGCCGCGAAGCCTGATCATGACGCGTTCCCTCCTTTCGCCTCCAGGCGTTGCAGTTGCACTACCTTTTCCTTCGACGGGATCAGCCGTTTCTGCCAACCCTCGGCACGCCGAGCGAGGTTCAACAACTCGACATCGAGCCGCCGCAGCGCTTCCCAGTCTTCAAGCATGCTGATCTGCCCGAGAACAATTTCGATTTCGACCAGCTTGTCGGAGTCGCTGTCGGTATTCAGCGTGCGCTTCAGGTTGTCGGCGACGGCATTGGCGAAGACAGCGAACAACGGACTTGGAGCTTCGCCGCGGGTGCGGGCCATAGCATTGAAATCCACCCGGCTCCGAATTTCGCGCTGCGGCAATGACCCGCCACGAACCTGGGCTGCTGTCTCCGTGACGGATTGCCCGTATTTTTCTTTCGTGCGCTCGATTTCCAAGCGGGAGCGTCCGCTTTCGCGGCCTACCTTTTCAATTTGCTCGATCCGCGAAAACGCACGCTCGGTGAGGTCTTGTGCTGCGCGGATAGACAGATCAACAAAATCATCCCTAGTATTGTACCCACCCTGGATTAGGGCGTAAGCAGCGGCGCATGCCCGCGCCGTTTGGTTCATTATCTGGGACCCCTGGGCGTTTGCGTCCGTCCACCCCAACATTTTAGCAATATCAACTGCTTGAGGCTCTCGTTCGTGCGCGCGCGAACTTACCAACCCGCTTTTTGAGGCAGCTTCCCAACTTTCCAGTTGGATTAGGAATGCTGCGTTGTAATCTTCCAGGTTTTCCCGACCCATGTATTGCAGCATTTGCATATCAGTGAGGTCTTCAACGATCAGGGATATCGTCGATAACCCGCTACGGCGAGCCGCTTCAATTCGGTGATGCCCGAAAGCTATCTCGTATTTCCACAAGCGGTCATCGAGCGGCCGGGCGATAACACTCGGCCACAATCCGACATCAGCAATCGAGCGTTGTAGTGCCTCGATTTTGCTTTCGATGTACGGGTAGGTATGCAGCCGGCGATATGGATTAATCGCGATTGCATTGATCGGCGCGTCTACGATTTGTCGCATTTACGTCTCCTGTGGGACCGGGTTGGTCGAACCCGGCGGCGATCGGGCCAGCAGCCCTTGGCGGCTCCCGGTCCCACAAGAGTGGGCGTGGAAGTCACCGCTACCCCAGCGACCAAGCCGGGGAATGTTGGCCGGGGTCGCGCTCATCGCGCGCCCTCCCGGCAGTTAAATCGGGGAATGCAAAGCGAGCGTTCGGAGAAACCGTTGCCCTGCCTACAAGCCATCGCGACCGGCGGGTCGTCGCCGAGCCACCGCCCCTCGCGGATAGCGTCGGCGGCGGCCTCGCAGGTCGCCCGGCTGGTGGCGGCGACGGTCTCCTGCCGGTGGTCGCCCCAGCTCAACACGAGCAGGTGCGGGTCGTAGACCAGCGCCATCGCGAGGCAGAGGGGGAGCGCGTGCTGCGCCAGGCGCGCACGGGATCGAGCCCGCTGGATGGCTTCGCGCGCCATCTCCATTTGGCTGGCCGGCTCAGCTCGCAACGGGCATAGCGGCGTGTGAACGATGCCGCCGTTAGTGTCGCGCTGCGGGCAGCCACAGCCGGCGATTGCGGCCATGCGCTCGGCCTGGATCTCGCGCAGGCGTTCGGCGATGGTGGCGCTGTCTTCGCAGGCTGGCGTACGGCTCATGTCTCGCCCGCCGCGACGGCGCAGGAGATCTCGCCGGCACCGGGATTGCCGCTATCGTTAGGTATCTTCCGGCGCCGTCTCTGAGATAAAGGACCGGGCGCCAGATCGACAGGCCACGGAGCGTTCTGGGGCCAGTTGGCGCGGAACCACGTCTCAACCTGGGCGAGGGTCCGGGTATTGGCCCCGTGACCGACCTCGATGCGTCGGAAGATCCGGTTATTGCCGCCGCAAGCCCGCCGTCCGACGGTATACAGCGACACACCCTCGGCCGCGGCGTAGAGGCGGGCGAGCCTGAGCAGGTCGGCGGGGCTGATCATGCGCCGACTTTGAGCGTTTCAAATTACCCGCTCAAGTGAAAAAACCCGCGCTTCGTTAACCATATGTTTTGCCTAGAAACGGTGAAAATTTTCACGTATTGGAAGGAGACAGTTTGTCCATGCGTCAATCCTGGCACGGGAGGCCAGCCGTGGTAGATGCTCTGTGGGACGATGCCGCTTTTAAGAAGCGAGTGCAGACTCTGGCAAAGGCCAGGGGGCTGAGCGTGCGCGCGGCCCTGGAGGCGGCCGGCATTACCCACCGCTATTTTTCGCGTCCGCAGGAAGGCCGCTCGACGAACCTCCTTCTTAACCTGGCGAAAACCCTCGATGTGCCGCCCGCCGAGTTGCTTGGCTTGAACGAGCCGCCGGAAGAGGTGTCATTGTCAGTCGATAGCGAAAGGCTGAAACGTATCGCGGTAGCGGCGCGGATGATGACGGCACAGGTTGCAGCGTTGATTTAC